CTAAGAGCGTAACTTGCCTTACCCTGCTTCGCTAGTGGGAATCCATCCACCATCGTACTTGCCGCTCCTGATGCCCCTGGTATTCCCAAGAGTACACTTGCAAAACTATCGCCAATAGTACATGATACCATTGTTGCAATACTAAACAACACGAATAGATAGTTACCACCAGTAAAATCAAAACTCTGTACAATAACAAAGAGCATAATGATTGCTTTACCAGGGCCTGCACTAGGTATTAGCCCAATTAGTCCCCCATAAAGAATGCCGGCAGTGAGCATTATTGCCCACTGCACGGTTACTGGATATTGTAGAATCCACTCCATTACTTGAGGAGCTCTTCCTTAACGTATGCATCTTGGTACTTAAACACGTCATTTGCAAGAATAACTAGTGTCTCAAGACGCTCTCTTTTAATAAGTGAGAACAAGTAGTCTGAAAAGTCAACAACTTCATCACCTGCTAACCAAGGAAACTTACCAAGTTTTTTATCCAAACGAGCCATTGCTTCTGGATCGTTAATCATTTCTTGTACTGCTTGATCGATTACTGCTTTGTAAGGAGAGTTAGGTGCAATCCAAACTGTCTTTTGGAATCCATCTCTATAACCTTGGAACGTTCTATATGCTTCGTATACTGGTCCACTTGGAGCAACACCCCATTCTGCTTCGTATACTTCATTAAACGACTGTGCGCCTTTTGGTGCATTTTCGTCACCGTAAACAGAACCTTTTCCGTCTACAATACCGTGTGCAAACCATACACGACTTTGTCCACTTGCATACTCTTTAGCATAACCCATTAGGGAAGTCTGTGGAGTATCACGAGTTGCGTCTAGTTGTCCTCTACGGAATGCTTGACGCTTTTCACCACCAGAGTTAAAACCTGGGATAAAACGTACACGCTCATTTGTACACTTTAGGAATGATTCAACTGTGGCATTAATTTCAGGGCCACACATCATTAGTCCTACTGATACGATATCTGCGGCAAAACCTGTACCGCCTGTTGCTGGAAACTTAACTACGCCATTTTTCCAATCAACGTCTTTGTTAATAGAAACCCAAATGTTTGTGTTCATTACAACAACTGGATCATAGTTACGATAATCAAATCCGCCTACGTCTTCAAGTAGGAAGCCTTCACCGTTACCACCATGTGCGATCATAAGTGTATCACCACGATCCATGTATGTCTTTGCCCAATCTTTAAGGGACTTCTTACCACGTTGTCCTGGAAGGTAACGAGGCACAATGTTGTGTCCGTGCTTCTCGAGCTTTGCATTAAGCTCTTTCATTACGTTGTCACCCCAGAATGCAGTACCGCCTTTACCTGGGCCGTTTGGAAACTGAAGTGTTAGTGTGTCTGCTGACGCAGATCCTGCCACCATAGTCGCTACCAAGGCGACTGTTGCTAATAGTTTTTTCATTTTTCTTCCTTTTGTTGATTTAAAATGCCTGACCAATAGTGTCAGGTGAAAATAGTGATCTGAACCTGTGCCGCTCGGCTTGTAGTTATTCACGTTAGTTTTTGGGGTATTGCAACACTCGTTGCTATAGTTTTATTTATCCTTCTTTAGGATAAAATAAATTCTGTTTGCATCTTTTCGCATATTAATTAATGTACAGCCTAGGGCTTGTGATATGTTAAAGATGAATTCTGGAGTCCATTCAAAGAAGTCAATGTAATGTGCTTCTTCATCATCATGTTGGATACCAGGGTTAACTCTAAAGTACATTAGTCCATCTTGTTTAACTAGACTTACTGCCTTTTTCATTTCAGCAATGATCTTTGTTACATTGCCAAAGTTAATACTACCAAAACATATGATTGCATCATATTGTTTGTCTGTATTATAGTCCAGTAAGTTTACTTGATGATCAGCTCTGCTATTATAAGCATCAATACCAGTTAGATTGTTAATCTTACCTTTGAACTCATTATAACCACAGCCAATATCAAGTACACTATCTAGATTCATATTGTTGATCTCATCAACAATACTCAATCCACTATACTTGTATTTCTTTGTCTTAGGTTGCCATACTTTAGTAAAGTATCGTTCTAAAACTGCTTCATCAATCTCATCTTCTGTTGGATTCTGCACATCTACACCAAAACGAGTTTTAACTAGTTCCAGTAGTTCTGATTTTGTAATGCCAGGACAGTTTTTATAGATTGATTCAAGTTCATTGTGGATCTTATAGTTGGACATTATTCGTGTTCTCCGCCTTTATCATTGGGATCTAGTGCAATTTTTTTACCATTATACCACATGTTCCTTGAACGACTTGGCGTATGATATTTTTTGTCTAGACTAAAAACACTAGGTCTACGTTTAGCAGTTTCAAATGTTGCTACTGTAACTGCAATTGCACCCAATAACAATACGTGGATGACTGCACTTACTACGCCAGCATAGATACTACTAACAATAATGCCAAATACAATACACCACATCCATGCTAAAACCTGCATGATCATATGCCGTGTACTAAAGTCGGGGATTGCACTTAGTGGATTACGCTCGTGATCCATTACTACATTCCAACAATTATAAACCCATTCTCTCATTGAGAATACTCCTTTTTCAAAATTTACTTTATCAGGGTAATTTGCATCAGCGACATCACGCCAATCAATTGCATCATACAGATCATGAAATGTCTGTACGACTTTGTGATTTTTAAAATATGCAGTTACTCTGTACATGTATTAATAATACTAAAATGTTAGGGGTTTGTCAACTAAAAAATTGGGAGTAGGTTAGTATTCTTTGTCCGCGGTTGCTAAGTCTTATTGTGGTTTTGACAGCCAATGGCAATGAATCGTTCCACAATGGGGTTTCCGTTAAGTTAACTAACCTACTCGTTGTTTTAGAATTTTACAGTGATACCTAGTTTCGCTTCCATATTATCTTTGGATTTGAAAGATGTATCACGGCTGTCTTTTACTGATAGCTTCAGTGATAGTGCGTCTGTTAGTGCATAACTAGAACCTACGTCAATGTATGAATCTTTCTTATCAAAATTCATTACATCATTTCTTGTAGATTTCCATGTCATTCCAACTTCTGCGAATGGTGTAAATTTACCAACTTTTTTCGCAACACCAACATATGGTGTTAAGTGAACTTGTTCGTTGGCTGTAAAGGAGTCTCCCCACCAGTAAGCACCTTTGGCTCCTGCATATGCTGGGCCTGATTTTACTTTTTTATTAGCTTGAACTTTCCAGTCCTGTGTGTCACTATTATTTTTTAGTGTTAGCGATAAACTATCAATTGGTCCTGCTTTGCCACCAATAGTAAATTGATCAGCGCCTGATTGAGGACTTTGTGATTGAATAAAGTAGTCTTTAGTTTTCATCGTAAACACAACAGTAGGATTATCAAAATCCTCTGCCATTGCTGTCGTTGAAAGAGTGGCTAAAGTTGCCACTGCAATTAGTAGTCTTTTCATTTTTGGTCTTTCCTTCTTATATAACAAAATGCCACACTTCTGTTTCTAGGCAGTGGCCTCCCAAAGTAACTATGCCGCTAGGGCATAACCCTCATATGCAATATTATCGTTTGCAATTATTGTTTTGTTCGCGTTACCCAGCTTACATCGGGATAACTCCACATTCCTATTGACCAACTGTCGATCCTATTTCGTCCCCATCATAAACACACGATTGTATTCTTCTTCAAAACCTTCTTCATGTACATAAGCCTCATTATTATTCCACATACGTCTAAAATAATAATCATAACACTTTTCTATTGTATCTGTAGTTACGTTAAGATGACCTTTAACGATATAAAATATCCTACACTTTTCTTTGAAATCCTGTATTTGTTCCTCGTGTGTTTATGGTGGAGACGTCCGGTACTGCCCCGGAGTCCAGTCTGGCGTTGAGTTTGCTTCAACGTTACTCTTTATTTATATAATACTATGTTAATTATGTCAAGAACTTTTTTAAAAAGTTCCGATTATAACAACAATGTAATAATATGTTATATAGTGGAGTATTTGATCTACTGTTTGCCAACTCCAGTATAGATCACTTCCATGATCAATACCAAATAGTTTGAACAGATTACTTTTAATACAATCTATAGTGCCGTGTGCAAAGTAATCTATAGTAGCCATTAGGACTGCTAACTCTGGACTAACAAAAAGACTACAAACTATGCCTGTTCCAATTGCATGATCAAAACAATGTAATTGTATTCCAGGACCAAAAGGATTTATCTTAGAACGAGCTGGTCGCCACCTCTGTAAACCCAGATCACATATTGCATGTTTCAGTAACAGAAAGAGGAATAGCTCAAGCATTAATTAAGTCTTCAAACTCCCATATCATATGAGCCGCACCGCCAAATTGCCCTGGACCTATACCTTTTACCCAAGTTTCACTAGGAGGTTTATCACCAGTCCAAGTAACGCCTTCAGGCATAGTATCTGCTTCTCTCTGTAACTTATGTAGATACTGTGGCTTCATACCATGCTTTGTAGTCATATCATACATTTCAATATCAGGCATGTATTTCATCTTGATCATCATTGCTTCAGCATCATTCATAATAACACAATCGTTCTTGCCTTTAATCGTTACACTCCAAACTTTATCCATAACTTTTATCCAGTCCGCAACTTCTCAACAAGCCCTCTTTCCAATAATTAGTTTTTCTCCATTGATCTGGAGTAAATCCATAACGCTCTGTCATATCATACATTTCAAACCCACGAGTGCCACCCGTTTCTTTTATTTTAAGTAACATGGCTTCACCTTCTGTCATTATAACAAAATCGTCTTTGCCATCAATAGATAAACTGAATAATCGTTCCTGCTTCATCTGTTTATCTCCTCATATTACTTATTTCTTCCGCTTGTTTCTTGTCAATAATCGGGACAGCATTACTTTTATGCATCGTAGCAATCCCTTTAATAAGAGTGCCTGTATAAACTTTTGGATCAGGCCTAGCAGTACTGCCAGCAAAACTTTCAATACTCGGTACATGACTTTGCTCCCTGACATAAGGTTGTGGTTGCTTATATGCGACTGCTGAAGTCCTTGGCTTGGGCTTGGCCTTGTATTCACCATGACAATATGCAATAAAGTCTTCTAGATTCATTTGCAAATCATGTAGACCTTTACTTCTAAGATCCTTGTTATGTGCAAACATCTGCTTCTGATACTTATCTATCTTACCAGCAGTAAGTTTACGTTTTTTAGCTTTCTTAGTGTTAAGCCCTGTCATTCCTCGAACTAAATGCATAGTCATATAATAATCTCCTAATATAGTTGGCTTGTGTCTCGCCAATTACCATTAATATAGTTTATTATAACACTTCTACGGATGCCGTCAACCACTTTTTTCTCAACTCCATGTACTAGGGGAGATTTATTATGACTTAGCCAACCTTCATTACGTCTAAATGGTACTGTATATACTATTTCTTTATTGCTATTGTATAAACTTGTTCCCCATTCAGGGTTCTGATCTTCTAAATATATCTGTAGTGTAATTAGTTTTTCTGGAATATCAATATGTGGTTCTAAATAAAAGCCTGGTGAATCCTGACATAGCTCTACTCTTAATGCTCCGTGTGTACAGTCTACACCTGTTATATCTGTAAACTTTTCCCTTGCAGATGTACCATCAAACTCTTTAAACATGTCAGCAAGTACAGGAGTATGCAGTCTTGATGCAAATTTACGGAAGTTGTTTGCTCCTTCTCGTTTTCCTGTTATGGGAATATCTTTTGAATCTGGAAAGTGTTGTATAACTCTACTGAGAATGTTTTCATCAAAGCAATCTTCAACGTGGTACCATTCTGCTGGTTGTGATTTTCTTGAATATGCTAGGTTTTCCATTCATATACTTCCTTTCCTAGTAGTGGATCGTAATCCATTAGGTTAATGCCTCTAAACTTGTCTTGGGCTTTACATTGTTGTACAAATGTATTCCATTGTTCAGGTACTTGTGGATTATTAAGAGCTCGTTGTGCATCTCGTACCATACCTTCCTGCATATCATTTAGCCAGCCACTTTCAAATAGTTTTCTAATCTCTTTGTTTGCTACTGTCTTAATACTGTCAGGAGCATGTCTTGCCTGGAACCAATTTGGTCCTACTAGTATTCTGTTGTTGATATTTCCCCTACCTTCAAACGTATCTCTAACAAATATAAAGAATTCATTTAATGAAGTTGCATTATATAGTTGGTAACTACTGTTTAGACTTACCATGAGCCAGTCTTCATTTTCTTTATGGTATTCAGCTAGATCTTTTATGTGTTTATGCATTTGTTCCCATGTCCAAACGCCATTACTTCTCATATATTCAAACATAGGACTAGCAATGTCTGTACTTAGATCCCAGTGAATTTGTTTGAAATGGCGGAACTTATCTATATCTGCTATTGAAGTTTTACTGCCATTGGTTGTTATAGTCATATGTATTTGTGATGGATCTGCATACTCATTTAGGATATCCATTGCTTTCCATATCTGGTTATCAATAAACGGCTCACCACCTGTTATCCATATACTTGTTAGATCTTGTAAACGGTGTTTGTTGTTGTCAATAAAGTCCAGTACGTTATTAACATTCTTATATAACTCAGGCTCAAACTTAACTTTATCAATATCCTTACTGACTGCTTTCCACTCTGGAATAAGACTATTACTATAACGTGGACTACACATTCTACATTTAAAATTACATACGTTATTGAAGTTTAGGAACATATGTCTTAGTGTATTGCCTGTTAGTTTAGGATTTGAAAAGGCCTCGTCTGCTGTAAAGTTAAATTTCTTCTTATGGTTTGCTACAAGCCAGTTTTGTCTCTGACTCTTAACACCCATTTCTTCTTTCTTTTTGCAGTTATCACAACCGGGTTCATCCCACTTGCCCTCTAACATACTTTTTCGTAATGCTTGAAAATCTGGACTATCCCAATCCATATTCTCTTCGTTACTCATAATCTCTTCACTCATCATACAACGAGTTAGTGTACCTGTAGGATGTAAACTAATCGCAGTAAAGGGAACAGGACACCAGGTCTCACTATGCCTATTTGCTTGTTTAAATTCGTCAGTCACTATGGTGTACAATATCCTTAATATTATATTTTGATTGTATAACTTCTATTACATCATCCAATATGGGTACTTGCTTGTCGCACAAATTTATAAAGATAGATGGTCCATCTACTTCAACAATAAATTCTACGTTTTGTGTTACAACTCCATTGGAGTCAATATTTATATGTCCCGACAAATCAACGCCAGGTTTTTGGAAGTATTGTGCTACGGCTTGGGCACCTAACACAGTATCTACATGTCTAACTACAATTGAAGTGGGCTCTATCCCACCACGTTTATTCGGTGTAGGATAGAACTCCACATGTTTCCAGTCATTTGTTTTTATACTTTGCCACAAAATATCATTTTGTATAGCAAACATATTATGTCATTGAGATAGCAAGTTCAGTAGTCTCGTCAACACGCCGTGTCCAACCTCTACCAAACGTTTTAAAAGTATCTAGACTCTCATAAAAGTCTTGTCGCTTTTGTTGAAAGCTTCTAATTGCTTCCTCTATTCCAACTTCCTCGACATAGGCATCAACTGCTTGTAGTGTATTTGGTCCAATGCCACCATCAACTGTTGTACCAATTAATGATTGTAGATACTTGGCTGAACGGCCTGTACCTGCATTAACACCAAAGTCAAAAACACATAGGTCCAAGCCAATAGGTAAATTATCACCCTTAACTCTATCCCAATAGTTCTGTTTGTAAATTGGTGCAACATCATCGAACCCTAAGTCCTTCATGTCTTTTGTTCCACCAAAGTCCTCATACACACGTTTCGTAACGCCCATGTTGGTTTCACCACCTGGATCCTCAGGATGGTTTACATAACCACCTTCGTGATGTAGGATAGTTTCCAAACATTTATCGTAATTAGCCTTAGCCATTTTAGTCTTCCTTTTTGTATATAGTCCATGCACCGTAACCAATGGCTCCGTAAGCCGCCAATTGTGCAAATGGTCCAGCAATAAGAATAATAATTCCTACTGCAATTAGAACAGCACCATCTATTGACGTCCGCTCTGAAATTCTATTATTAATCCAATTTCTCATAATAATCTCCTTCTATACATCTAATATTTATGCACATATGGCCCCTTCTTCCCGCCTATGTGATGACTTGTCCTGCCGCTACGTCTACAAGTCTTAGCCTTTTTATTAACTGGCCCCGCCTTCGCCGTCAATACGATCCCAGTCTGCAGGATCTTTCCATCTCGGAAGTTTGTGATCTATGTTTTGATCATTAGCGAGTTGACGTGCTAGGGATTGTAGATCTTCAACCATGTAAATAACTTGTTGTTCATCATACTTCTCTTCCGCTTCTGCTGAGTAACGTACCCGGTGCAATTGCACAGCCTTTTCGTACATTACATTAACTAGGCGGTATACGTCTTCTACACTATGTCCCATCACTTTCTTCCTAAAATTGGCGGATAAGGTAGGATTCGAACCCACGGAACGATTGCTCGTTCTCCGGATTAGTAATCCGGCGCTTTCGGCCACTCAGCCACTTATCCAACTTGTTATTAAAGTTTTAACTCTAACTGTTTTATGTGCTTTTCTACTTCTTCACGACTAAAGAAACCATACACATAATTCTCACATGCACTCTCGGCATAACTTGCGTCTTTACCGTAATACTCTACTCTTCCTATTTTAACATCATTATCGTAAAAGTCAACAAAATAACCATTGATATCATCGTCTAATATGGCTTTTTTATTATCTACCTCAAACCTTAAGGCACCTCTTAACATAGTCTAATTCTCCTATTTCTTTAGTTTAAAATATACTGACTCTTCACCTGTTGCTTCGTTTAGTACAGTTATTGCTGGTACTCCACTTGGTGCTGTCTTACCAATATGATGCCAAGTATAGCCATCCTCTTGATTCTTTTTTACTGTGTTTAAAAATTCCGAATTATCCACCATGAACAATCCAGACATTAGTGCTATTGCAAAAAACATTATCTTCTCCCCGGTTTATCAACCTTATTTAGTTTGTTATTTTTATCTACGGGTCTCATTATTTCCCCAAATCTTTCCGAAGTGTTGTCCTCCAGTTCGTTGTGGGAAATAATCTTGTTGCTCGCCTTCACGATATAAATCAACTGTACAACAATGAATACCATTGTCCCAGAAGTGTCTATGTCGCATAGGACTTTCTACAAGCTCTACATTATACTTTTTAAGTTGTTGTGCTAAATCCTTATCATAGTAATTACATATTAGAGTATTTGGATCAATACTTAAACAGTTAACATTAAATTGTGTTTCGTATACATGTCCAGTATTAAACCACTTGCTAATAAAGTTATGGAACGCCTCATTCTCTTCTTCGCCCTTTACCCAATAATTAACAACATCAGGCATTGACTCTCTATAATTCCAATATGCTTTTTGGTATTCATCTGATGGACGTTTACAGTAGATAACGTCCCAACCCGGATAAGTTTCTTCGTAGTTGCTTATCTTTGTGTGACTTAATAACAGTCCAGGCTTTACTAAACATATTACACTATCTGAATGTCCACCCATTTCAATTGTGTTTACACGAAAATCTGGGAAGTGTTTTGGCATCCATTCTTGTGCAAACTTTTTAGTTTCTCCATTGTGGAAACTAATATCCACTTGAATATCTTTACCTGCTCGCATAATACTAGGAGGTTCTATATGATGATCAAAGTCTGTGGTACGAGTTTGAATATAATCTTCACAGCCTTGCCAAGGACCCCAACTTTTGTATGTGGGCACTTTACTACAATTTACTAGAGTATTGCCCAAAACAATAAATTCATCTCTAGGTGCTATTAGTGGCTTGGTAATCCTTTGTTCATTTCTATCCATATAGTCTTGTACGTCTTTAACAGGTTTACCACCAACCAATACATCTGCAGGAGTCTGCACAACTTCCACACTAGCTGATTCCAATATACCTTTAAGGCTTAACATATCTTCACGAGTGTCTTCGTTTACTTTGCTTAGTGCATCTGCTACTCTAGTATCTTTATAGTTGCTGAACCATCCTTCTGGATATACATTACCCACCATACACTTTTTAAGTGGATCCCAACTATTCCAACTATTAAATCCGTAAGTTGCCATTAAATATCCATTACTAAGTCTGGTTTATAGAACATGTCTCTAGTCTTTTGTGTACCAACGCCTGTTATAACCATTGTGCTTCTTGGTGTAACTCCTGCATTGCCTGTGCAATGTGGAACGTTCTTATGATCCCAAGTATATAAATCTCCAGCACGATACTTTGTAAGTATTTCATTTCCATACTGTACAAAATGTCCAAACTCATAATCATGTAGGAATATCATAAACCTAAAGATATTATCTGGCTGATCCTCACTCCACTTTGCTAGTTTATCTACATGTGCCGTCCAAGTTTGTCCAGGCATTTGTACATGTACTCTAGTTTGTAGTGGACGATCATTACCATCTATTAGTCCTAGTGCATCTGTCATTGCTTGAAAACTTGGATACTTTGCAACATCATCTTCTAGACTAGTAATCTCTAGATCTGCCTTACCGCCTGCATTTATAATATCTGCTTCTGTACTATCAATACCAGCACCGCCACGTGGATTATCTTTTGGGTCACGTGTTCTCCAAGTAATGCCTTTGGCATTTGCTACTGCTTGTGCAAGTTCGTCAGCCCAATTGCCCTGGAACCTACCAACGTATCTCATTCTATCTGCTTGTGATGTAAATCCAAATGGATCAAAATGATAATTTGATCTCGCTTTACAGTTTTCCCAATTACTGTCAGCCACTTATCTCTCCTTTTTTATGTAGTGATGAGGATAGACTTTAGGCTTCTCTACTTTAATTTTATCCATAAACTTTATAGCGTCAGCTTCAGTCTCAAACTCTGCCACCGATACTTCATCTTCCACTTTTGGTATGTAGATTATATGGTACATAGTTTTTTCCTTTATAAAGTTATTTACCTTGGTCGGAGTAGTAGGATTCGAACCTACGATCTCCTGGTCCCAAACCAGGCGCTTTAGCCAGACTAAGCTACACTCCGTGAATTGGCCCGCTCTACAGGACTCGAACCTGTGACCTACGGTTTAGAAGACCGTTGCTCTAATCCAACTGAGCTAAGAGCGGAAAGTTGTCTTTCCAATTCTCGCTTTCTACCTTGCATCCAACCAATAGCCGTACTAATGTGACCAGTATCTGTAGGTTGTAAGCAACTTTTGGCATAAGCGATTTCGTCTTCAATTACTCCTATAACGAAATTTAATTCAACTTCATTGTCATACAAATTATGCTACTTTTTCTAAACGTTTTCCTAGGTTATCGAAACCAAAACTAGCGACAACATAAATGTTTTCATCGCCATCCATTGTTAATACGTCACCTACACTAACACTATGCATTGGTGCATGACGTTTAATCTTTTCTTCAGGACCAATATTGCCCAGTTCAAATGCTTCATCAAGTGTATCACACTCCAATTCAGCTACCAAATGATAGTCTTCATTTTGCATACATTCAAGTACTGTAGTACCGTCGAAACTTGCAATACCATACATCATTGATGTAGTGTTATGCTTCTCATAATAAGCCTTTGAATCTTTTAATTGGTATAATAAAACTGACATATCTTCTCCTAATTTCTAACTATATATAGAGTATATAGTAAGATGCCTTACTTGTCAACCTTTTTCTGCAATTTATTTGCAGTTTCTTTCCAGAATTTTTTAGCCCAGTCACTGATGTCTGGTTGCAGACTAGCCGCAATACATGAACAGATAGCTCGCTCTAACTTTTCGTTAGACATAACTCTAACCTCTTTGTTGATGTGCATTTTCTTTAAAGACTCTGTTGAACTCTTTCTCGGCACGAACACGAGATTCTTTGGCTTTCCGCTTCTGATCTTCTTCATTTTCCATAAAATCCTTAAACATTTTACCCATCTCAATGTCTTCCAACACTTCAATACGTTTAATAAGTTTCTTAAAAGCAACGTTAACATCTTGGTTATCGCTCATTACGATTTCATCTTCAATTACTTCTACAATTTGTCTACTAGATATCATGTTGTTTCTCCTTAAGTTATATATAGAGTATACACTATTACACCGTCTTGTCAAGCACTAAATACGTTATGAACCACAATAAAATGAGTCATAGTTTTGACTTTGCACTAACAACTTACTGTCAAGCAAGATGTCGTAGTTGTGCAAGAACTAATGAACACACAGGCGAACAAGCTGATTGGCTAGAACTCAAACACATGGACTTGAATATATTTAAACAAAGACTAGCAGGTGCTGGTAATTTAGATATTCATGAAATTACATTTTGTGGTGAGTTAGGTGATCCTATGATGCATCCACAAGTAGAAGACTTTATAGTTGAAGCAGATAAACATGTGGCGACAACAATACACGTTAATACTAATGGAGGCTTAAGAAGTCCAGACTGGTATGCAAGAATGGCTCGTGACTATTCCCCTAGATTAAAGATTAAATGGGGTATTGACGGAACTGATCATGATACAAATTGGTTATATCGTGAAGGTGTTAATTGGCAACGAGCAATGGATAACATGACTGCTTGGTTTAGCAATGGTGGTGAGGGTGCATGGGCATTCTTAATATTTGATTGGAATTGGCATCAGATTCCAGAAGCAGTTGATATGGCCAAGCAAATTGGTTGTGAAATAGAATTTAAAATTAATCACAGGAACTGGGGTAAAATTACTGAAGATAATAAAGTGATTGCTTGGAGTTTATTAGAGGAGCATTATGACCAACTGCATTAAATGTATGGTTGTTAAAGACGGCAAAAGAGAATGGGAGATAACATCCGAGGGCAGAGTGTGGCCCTGTTGTTATTTTGCTAATGCTTGGGATAAACGTAAAGAAATTAACTCAGTTGAACATGCTAGGCTTAAACAAGACAAGCCAATTTGGAAATTAATGCAAGAGGATTCTGAATGGAATAGCTTAAATACATATGGATTAGAAGACATAATCAAGCATGAAGTCTTCTGGAATCATATTTGGTATAAAGGATGGGAGAGCGATGATCCAAGTCCTATATGCTTAAAAGAATGTAACGAAGGGGAATCGGAACTTAACGTTAACAAATTAAAGAAATAAAATTACCATGGGGGGTATGGAATATGAATTGGAAACACGCCAAAATGTGTGCCGATGTAAGCAATTCGGTTTACAAAGCAGAAAAAATATGTTATACAGATATTGAATCTTATATAGCAACAAAGACATCTTATAAGTTTATGGACGAAGATGGTGCTCAAGGTTGTATGTTTAAACTCAGTAAAACAGAATGGGTTGTAGCCTTTAGAGGAACACAACCAGAAGAAATAGGCGATGTACTTGCAGACTTAAAAGCCTGGAGAAATACAAGTGAAACAAAGGGTAGAGTACATGCAGGATTTAAGACAGAACTTGACAAACTATATGATGACGTGTTATCATATGCTAAGACTAAAAAGATAAAAAAGACTGATACAGTTATTGTAACAGGACACAGTCTAGGAGCCGCAATGGCAACGTTGTGTGCTAGTAGATTATCAGATGCAGGATATAATGCTATATTATATAACTTTGGTTCTCCACGTGTAGGTAACTTAGAGTGGGCAGAACAGTTTGATAATATAGAAGCACATCGTTTCGTTAATAATAATGACGTAGTAACTAAAGTACCACCATACGGTTTGTTCACACATATAGGTGAACTACACTACATTAACTTTTATGGAAACATTCGTAAAAATACATGGTGGCAAAGATTTAAAGATCAAATGAGAGGACGTTGGAGAGCTTTAATGAAGTTCCAACTTTTCGACGGAGCATTTGATCACAGTATGGGTTTATATGCAGACAAAGTCAATAAGCACAAAGACATTTGACGTTGAAGGGCACATTGCCAGTCGACATAGCAGACATCAGAGTGCCAATATACATAGTAAAAACTTTCCAGGGTTAGCGACTATAGAGCTTAATATAACAGAGCTCTGTAATCGCACCTGTAGTTTTTGTCCAAGACATGATGAGAACATATATCCTAATCAAAAACTATTCATGGAACTTTCAACTGTAGAGAAACTTACTACAGAATTGTTAGCAAGTGATTGGTATGGCGACATACACATTACGGGCTTTGGCGAACCTCATACACATCCTAAACTAAAAGAAATAATCACAATACTTAGTGAAGCAGATGTATTCATTGAGATAACAACAAATGGCGACAGACTAATTGATAGTGATATCGCCTATACTCAGGAACTATATAGAGAAGGTTTAGATATGCTAACTGTTGATTGTTATGATGGAGATCAACAGTATGCAAGTCGTGTACTTGCTATGCAATCGCTCAAAGGTAAACACAGACTGCGTAAACATTATGATACTGGCAATGCACAAGAACTAATAACTGAATATGGATTTAATAATCGTGGAGGTTTATTAGGTGGTGATGGTGTGCAGAATCAATGCTATTTGCCGTTCTACAAAACACTAATTGATTGGGATGGCGGAATGGTTTTATGTTGTAATGACTGGCATAGACAAGCAGGAACAATGGGCAACATTGTTACCGAAAGTTTAGAGTTGTGTTGGAATAGCAATAAGTTAAAAAGTATTAGAGCCGAACTTGCTCAAGGACTACGCCGTGGTGTCTGTGCTAACTGTAGTATCGTTGGTACTAAGTTTGGTGCTGACAGTTTTCTTCTTCATACGCAGGACTAACTGATCATTAACAAAACCATTTTGCCAAGTACCATCTAAATTCTTAACAATAATATCAGACTTAATATCCTGTGCCGCCTTTCGTGCATTGCTCCAGGAAGTTACACTATTACATATTGCAATTTTATAGCAGGGTTTCGGAGTTTTTTCCTGTGCAAGTAACCACATGTGTTCAAGTCCATTGAATCTCCAGTTATATCCCAATCTATTATCGGAACCCTTAACGAAGCCATCATACCGTATTACGTCCCATAGAACAAAACGTTTACCTTTTGATGTATTCTTAAAACAACCATCAAATACTGTTGCTTGATTCTGTGCAAGATGAGCAAAGTCGGCTCCATATTCTTCAAATCCAGTTAGTATTGTGCCTTGTTCATCTCTGAACTCCACAGTATTCATTCTAACAATAACGTTAACTCTATTGCCTTTATACCTGGGCTGGCAAACTGCTGGAAACTTTATCGTCTTTCCAAGTTCACTAGTATATTCTTTTGCATATTGTACTGGATAAGTTGGAATAAAATCTGGCCATACATTATTAATTGTTTCTGGTTCAATACCAACACCGATATCTTTCTTAATCATACCCAAAAACAATTCAGCTTCCTGAACGTTAATGTGTGTAAGTACTAGATTACAGGCAAATATTGCCTCTTGATAGTCCAGTTTATTCTGATATAGATCATCTGCAACATGCATAAACTTACTAATACCCATACCACCATCAACACCGAACTTGGTTTTTTGTGGGTTGTATTCGTCCATTCCAAATACAATCATTGGATTATATGTGTAATACAGAAGTTTTTTAAATAAAGTATCATCACTATAACGTTGTAGTACTTCCTGCTTTTCTTCTTGTGTTTCCGCTTCAATTAACTTATCAGCTATAAAACGAATCATTGCAATCTTTGACATAATACTATACCTTTGTTAATAGTATTTATGTTAGTAGTTAATACTCTGATAGCAGAATGGAGCCCTAAGGCTCCATTTCCATTCACAATATTTTAATTTTTTATGCTATGTAATGCATTGTATTAAGTACCATAACACCTACTACTATGCCCATCATTGAAATCATAGCTAGTGTAGGAACCACTGCTTGTCTAATTTTTGTTATCATTGTGTTCTCCTATCATTAGATATCTTGCTTCTTCGTGTCTACCCATTTGGGATAGCGCCGCTGCCGCTCTTGCTTTTCCAGCCGATTCAAACATTCCTAGAATATATGAACCCATTGTTTGTAAGACGTTTCCGATCTTTTCACAAATATTACATGTTGTAATATACATTGTATGTGCTGACATTATAGTTCTCCTAGTA